GCTACCACCCATACCAATAGATTGTAAAAACTCACTAGCTAACTGAGCCATAATTTGTGAGCTGAACTGCTCTATTATCATCTGTATTTGTTGTTGTATAGCAGCAGCCTCTTGTGGTGAAACCTGTTGCATTTGTGCTTGAATTTGTTGTATTTGTTGTTGCATTTCTGGCGGCATTTGTTCTTGAGCTAATTGTGCTGCTAAAAATTGTAAATGTTGCATACAGTGACTAATAATTAAGGCTTGTACCTGCGGACTTTCTTTAACTATTTGCGTCAAAAATAGACTTTTGTGAGCGTCTAAATGTGCTTGGTGATTTTGTTCTGGAAAAGCCTGTGCTGGTTGGCCTAGTAATAAACCAGCATTTTCTTGTCCTGCATCTACTGGTTTTGGTGTCATATCTGGTGGAGGTTGTAACAAAGAGTCAACATTATCCACACCTAAAGCGGCATACATGCGTTTATAGGCCTCGTAAATACCCATAGGACCATGTATTTCTGGATTAGATTGCACCATCTGCAACAATTCTTGTGCTAATGTAACTCTTTGACTTTGCGAAAATATATTAGGATCTGACACTGGAATTATGTCAACACGATCGTCGAAGTCTATTTGTTTTACCTCTTGCGGACCAGAGCCAACCTGGTAATTATAAACTGGTGGCAAATATTCACTAAAAACCTTTGCAAGCAATGCAAACTCTATTCTTTGTGCATAATGCAATCTTTTGTGTATTGCACTCATAACTTTAGTGCCACGTTCAAGTAAAGCAACAGTTGTCCCAACAGGCATAGCTGCGTTCATATCACCGACATTCATATCTGCTATGGCGGCGAATCTTTTACCAGAATCGACCAAGATGCCTAAAAGCTGCATAAGCACATTGCTTGGTTCTTTAATAGGAAGAGGTATTAAGTTTTCTCGTAAAGATCCGCCTGTAGTATCAATGTCTCTAAATTCACCTGGTTGTAAAGGATCATCTTCGTCCCTTATACGCATGCCTCTAGCTTTAAAACCAGCTGGTAAATTAGCTAGCGTACCTGCATCTATTAGTTGTCTTAATATGCTAGTGCTTGCCTTTGACAATCCACCAATCATGTGTGACAGGCCAAGTCCATAAAAACCTAATCCAGGTAAAAATTTGTATTGAACAAAATAATTAATTTTATTTTTAAGCAAGTCGTTTTCTCTAAAATTTCTTCTAATTGACAATATTTTCTGAGAGTCCTCTTCTATTGTGACGATATATGGCAGTTTTAAACCTGTTGGCATGCCTTGTTGATCTAAATCCTCAAAACCCTCAATATCCAAGACCGTATGTACTTCATATACGGTTCTATTTCTGTTTTCTTTGTAAGTTGGCGATATGCCCTGTATATCGTCTATAGCCTCAGTAATATCATCTAAATCTTCACTATAACTACCGCTACCTATATCTACGTTTGCATAGAACCCAGTCACTTGTTGTTTTTTTATTTCGTTTGCTGACATGCTGATTGAGTGTGTGATTCTCTCTGCTGAACTAATATCAGTTGCCTCATAAGGCACTATAAGATCTTCTGGTGCTATAAACTTGGCTACCGCTCTGTTTAATACAAAATCAAAGTATACTTTTTTAAAACAAGAGCCGGCTAAAGGTAAATAAAATAACATTTGATCTAATTCTGGATCGTATTCGTCCATTTCGTTCAAAATGTAATAATTCATAAACTCTTGAACTCGCTCTGCTTGATCTTCGGTTTGTATAGTTCTAGCACCAACAATTTCTGTTTTAACAGGTCCTTTTGCTGGTAACATTTCTTTATATGCTTGTGCTTGGAACTGAGTTACAGCCTCAGCTAAAATAGGGTGAACAACACCAGAGCTACCTTCAAAAGGTTGTGATCTTGTATCGTCAAACTTCATACCTAAATATTTTAGTCCGTCGGTATAAGTTTTTTCCCACTCAGATCTTGACTCTTTATCGCTTTGTATTGAATCTAGCAAATCGTTTGATATTTTTTCTAATGTGTTTTGGTTTATAAAATCGACCAAGTTTGCATCAAAACTCATTTGTGGTTGAGCTGGCGCAACTATTTCATCATCCAAGAAAACTTGTTCGTTGTCTACTAAAACCTGCGCAGCTGCTTGTATTTGTTCGTCTCTTGTAGTGTCTGGAACTATATTGACAGCAGATCCTTGTACTTTTACATCTGGGTCATTTTCTGTTCCTAATTTTTCTATAGCCATAATTAATGTATTACCCTATTGCGTGGATCTTCTGTAAGATCAATCTCAGTTCCTATAATAGCCTCTAATTCACCATCAAGCAAAAGGCCATGGTATTCTGCGATAAGTTTTGCGTGTTCTAGATTAGGTGCATGAATTAGAGGTCCCATGTATTCAGTGCCATCCCAAATAAACCTAGTGGCAAAAGTTTTCAATAATATACTGTCCTGTTCTTTTTTAATAATTTAACCTCATCTTGATAATCCTCATAAAGAGATATGAAACCACCTTGTCTAAATCTCATCAAAGCCATTGTAGCACTATCGCAGTAGTCGTCATAATCACCAAATGGAAACGATGCCATTTCTTCAATAACCTCTTCTGCAAAATCATCTTCTGGTGCCCAAACCATGCCAGATTCAAATATAGGTGCAACACTATTCATACGTGCTACTTTATCTTGTCCTCTACTAGGTGAATATGATGTGACAGGTATGCCCATACGTCTCAGCTCATGCATCAAGGGTGTTCCAGATGCTTTAGCCTCAATAAGTACACAATCTGGTTCCCAGTATCTATATTCTTCTAGCGCAAGTTTTTTTAGTTCTGGAAAGTCACATCTAGCTCTTTTTGCGTCTAATAATATTATTTCATCATTATTTTCATCACCACGATTAAATATTGCCCATGTAGTAATCGCAGAATAGTCAGCTGTTTCTTTTTTTGAAAAGGCTGTATCGTAACTTTGTATAACATAACTGTAAGCTGGCACATCTTCATCCTCCCAGCGATTCCACCACTCTCTTTTAACTATAGAGCCTTCCTCTGCTGTTGGGTTTTGCATCCATTGACTGTTCCATTTAGATATGGGTAAAGACGCCTTCACGCCTAACAATTCATCTTTTTTCCAAAACTCTGGCCACAAAGGCTTTTCACTATCTGGCATAATTGCAGGAAACTCTACTAACTCCCATTGATCTGCATTTTCATCGCCCTGTTTATTTAAAACCTTGCCAACCAAGTCTTTTGTACTCCATCTAGTCATTACAATCACGATTATTCCACCAGGTTGTAAACGTTGACGTGGACCAGATGTGTACCATTCGTAAGCAGATTCTAAGGCTTTTGGTGACAAAGCATCTTGTTCTGAGTGTGGATCATCAATAATTAGTAAATCAGCACCACGACCTGTAATAGCACCGCCTACACCAGCTGCAAAGAACTCACCATCTTGGTTGCTAGTCCAACGTCCAGCTGATTTGTTGTCAGCTTGTAATTTAAGATCTGGAAATATATGTTGATATTCTTCACTGTCAATAATATTTCTTACTTTACGACCAAACCTAACTGCTAACTCAGCTGTGTGAGTGGTTTGTATTATTTTAAGATTACCTCTTCTACCCATCATCCAAGCAGGAAAAAAGGTTGATGCAAACTCAGACTTGGAGTGTCTCGGTGGCAAACAGACAATTAATCTTTTTAGTTTGCCGTCTGCTATTTTATTAAATTTATCAGATATGATTTTATGATGTCTGCCTTCAATAAAGTCTGGCCACATGTGTTTAATAAAACCCATAAAATCTTTTTGACAACCATCTTGTTTTTCTAGTTGGTCGTATCTTTGTAGCAAAGCCACTGCCTCAGCTTTGTCTTGCTCAGATAATATATCAAAATCTTTGAATGATATATCGCTCATAAGCGAGCTGAGAAACAAGGTAGCGACGATATATTATGTAACCCAGCTCTAAGCGTAAAACGCCTAGTTGTAGTATTACATAACACTATACTTCGTGCCATTCCTTACCCTCGAATAGTAAAGCCTCTGCCTCTCTTCGTCTAACCAAGCCTTCATTTACCTTGCCATTGACTTTATTCCACCTTTGAATTTGATGCGGTAT